CGACGCTCATAATGGAAGCGGCGAGACTTATATTTACTATGCCGTAGCCGAAAAGCCTTTCTCCCTAAATGGCGGCCTTGCTCGCTAAACACCACCTACTATAATCACAATCATGTTTACTATCAACGGCCAAACAATTCCATACGATCGCGCATGGACACACCCAGACACTGGTGTTCAGTACCCAGCAAACTGGTTACGTTTAGCATCATTAGAAATGAAATCAGCTGCTGGTTTAGTTGAAGTTTCTTCTACATCTTCAAATCATGATCAACGTTTCTACTGGAATGCTACTACTCCTAAGCAGTTAAATGATGAAGCAGTTCTTGATGAAGAGGGCAATGATACTGGTGAAGTTACAACTGGGTTAAAGACACTGCACAAGAATGAGCAGAATTCCATTGCTGCTTCCTTACTTGCTCCATCAGACTGGAGAGTAGTAAAAGCAATGGAAGTTAGCGGTAGTTATGATGCTGCTCAGTCTGCGCTTCCAGAAGCATGGAAAACATATCGTGCTGCTGTTCGTACAACTTGCAACACACGTCAAGCTGAAATTGATGCTTGTTCTGATGTTGATGAATTAAAAGAGCTTTTTTATGGTTCAGCCACTATCGCTCGTCAACAAACTGACAGTGAGGGTAACGGCGTTGTTGAGCCAGACAAGCTTACTGACGAAGAGGGCAATGAGTATGACAATCCAAACGCAGGACTTCCTGTAATGGAAACTGTTGCGAATCCAAATATTGCTACTGCCTGGCCTGATCTTCCTGCTTGATAAAAAATAATTTATAGAACACTTTTTAAAGTAGCACACACCCGTCAGGCTTTCGCTTGACGGGTATTGATTTAAATTAACAAATTCAAAAGATAAATATAAAAGAGACTTCTTGTTTCTTATGAAAAAATGTCCTGCAGGACAGTATTACTGTTTTACCGATAAAAAATGTAAGAAGATACCCATGGGATATCATGTGGGTGGAAGAGGTATGCTTGAGAAAGATACTGAAGAAACTAATAAAGATAATGAAAATGGCGAGTCTCCCGAAGGAAATGGTGGCGGGGTAAGTGAAGGCAATCTTCGCAAATGGTTTAAAGGTTCTCGCTCAAAAGATGGTAAAGGTGGTTGGGTTAATGTTGTAAGTGGTGGCACATGTGCCAGTGATAAGCCAGGCGAAGGAACTCCTACGTGTGTCTCCTCAGCAAAACGAGCAAGCATGACTAAGGCAGAAAGACTTTCTGCTGCTAGAAGAAAGAAAAAAGCAGATCCTGGACAACAACAAAAAACAGGAGCTGCAAAACCAACATATGTTAAAACTGATAGTCCTAGAAAGATGAAAAAAGAGGAAATCGAACTCATTCAAGAAAAGGACAAACCAGGTAAAGGCAGTGGAACTAAAGATGCCTGTTACCACAAAGTAAAATCTCGTTACAGAGTTTGGCCTAGTGCATATGCGTCAGGAGCACTAGTCAAATGTCGTAAAGTAGGTGCAGCAAACTGGGGTAATAAGTCGGAGGGACTTTCCTGGGAAGAATTAACTGAGAGGTTTAGAACACAATACCGTGATAAAACTAAACTCTCACAATCATCAGAACGAAAACTACTTGGTAGAGGTTCCTCTATCAAAGATGGTTCAAAGAAAAGTGGTTACGAATCTAAAAAAGAGTTTCGTGATCAATCAATGAAACTTAGAAGGCATCGCGAAAGATTTGGTGATCTCGCTAAAGAAGAGACATCACTCGATGAGAAATGCTGGCCTGGTTATGAAAAGAAAGGTATGAAGACTATGTTTGGTAAAAGATATCCAAACTGCGTCAAAAAGAAAGCAACCAGAAAGGAGCAGGTTGAGGAAGCTACGAGACTCCCCGCTACTACTGGAAATATTATTGATGTAAATCTTGTCTTTAGGGGAAGATCTTATATACTTAAGATGTTTTTCCCTAAGGTTGGCATACCTAGCAGATCTGATGTTATAGATCAGATCGAGAAAGTATATCCTGGCGCAAAATTAACGTTTTTCAGAGTCTCAGACTATGAACCAGGACAACCAATCATCAAAGTCACAGAACATAGAGAACGAGAAGAAGAAGTCGGAGCAATTGTTGAAACTACTTCAAATGACTCAGCAGCAACAGGAGAATTCACTGAGGAAACCGAAGGGACATTAGATGAAATGGAGAAACCTCTTTCTCCTCAAGAGATTGCCCTTCAAAGAAAAAAATCACAAATTGATATGATGATTTTAAAAAAAAGAAATCAAATAATGAGAAAAGATGCTAAAGCAATGAAAAAAGATGAAGTAGCAAAAGAGGAAGCAATTCTAGAAAAGACTGCTGCTTGGACAAGAAAAGCAGGTAAGAACAAAGAAGGTGGACTTAACGAAAAAGGACGTAAGTCTTATGAAAGAGAGAACCCAGGTTCTGATCTAAAAGCTCCTTCTAAAAAAGTTGGTAACAAAAGAAGAGCATCATTCTGTGCAAGAATGAAAGGTATGAAGAAGAAACTTACTTCTGCCAAAACTGCTAACGATCCAGATAGCAGAATCAATAAGTCCCTCCGAGCATGGAACTGCTGATATGAACGTAGTAAAAATTTTAGGTGAATCAACCACCATCAATGCAGGAACAGGATCTTCTGTTCCTGCATCAGTTAATAGCAGTATCGGTTCTGCATTAGGTGCAGAATATGTTTTACTCCAACATAGTCACTCATCTGATCGTTTGGTAGAAATCAGAACAGGTGCTGGAGTGACATATGGAAGCATTCATATGACAGGGAAAGATCCTATCATAATTCATAAAGATAGAAGTGATTTATTGTATTCAAGTGCATCAGATGTATATGCAACATCGGTAGTTTATCAGGGATAATTTTTTGGTATGAGTGATAATGTTTATCTTTTATAAATATTTTTAGATTGGGATTTAAATGTGTCTGCTATTGTTATAGTTCCAAAAAGTAGATTAAGTCCCAAAACAATAAGAAATATTGCTCGTAAAAATTGGGGATTAACTTGGGAACAAATGAAAGGTATGGATGTTCATCATTTTCCCCCAAGATGTGAAGGTGGAAAAGATATACCAGAACACCTTTATGTTTGTAGTAGAGAACTACATAAGTATGGGTGGCATAATAACGCTTGGTTTATGGAAAACTTAAATAAGGCAACTCAAAAAAATATTGGAAGAAAACATAGTAAAGAAACTTGTAGAAAAAAGAGTGAGGCACTAAAAGGACGCTCTTTCGGACACAAGTATGAAGGTGGAGAGAAACATCCAAACAGTAAAAAAGTTTCTATAAATGGAAAAGTATATGTTTCCCAACAAGAAGCAGCAGATGATGTGGGTATAACAATACAAGGTTTATCATATAGAATGAAGCACTGGGGTTCAGAAAGGGGGTATGAATATGTCTAGTGATGTCTATTTGGGCAATCCTCTGCTAAAAAAAGCAAATACACCAATTGAGTTTACTGAAGAACAAATCATTGAGTTTGTTCAATGTCAACGTGATCCTGTTTATTTCGCTAACAAGTATGTAAAAATTGTTAGTTTGGATGAAGGACTTGTATCATTCAAACCGTATCGCTTTCAAGAAAAGTTAATCAACAACTTTCATGAAAATAGATTTAACATCTGCAAAATGCCGAGACAGACTGGCAAAAGTACTACAGTTGTCTCTTATCTTCTTCATTATGCGATTTTCAATGACAGCGTTAACATTGGCATACTTGCTAACAAAGCAGCAACAGCTAGGGAACTTTTAGGCAGATTACAAACTGCATATGAGAATCTGCCTAAATGGATGCAGCAGGGTATAATGGTATGGAACAAAGGTTCTTTGGAGTTAGAGAATGGCAGTAAGATATTGGCAGCTTCTACGTCTGCAAGTGCTGTCCGAGGTATGTCATTTAACATCCTCTTTCTCGACGAGTTCGCGTTTGTCCCAAATCACATTGCTGACTCGTTCTTTGCCTCTGTGTATCCTACTATTACTTCTGGTAAAAACACCAAAGTAATTATTGTATCTACCCCACATGGTATGAATCACTTCTACCGTATGTGGAGTGATGCTGAAAAAGGAAAGAATGAATATATTCCAACTGATGTTCATTGGAGTGAAGTTCCAGGGAGAGATGATGCATGGAAAGAACAAACTATTGCAAACACATCAGAACAACAATTTAAGATTGAGTTTGAGTGTGAGTTCTTAGGATCGATTGATACACTAATCGCTGCAAGTAAATTAAAATCTTTAGTATATGATAATCCTTTAAAATCAAACGCAGGATTGGATGTATATGAAGAACCACAAAAAAATCATGATTATTTAATTACAGTTGATGTAGCAAGAGGTGTGGGTGAAGATTATTCTGCATTTATTTGTGCTGACATTACATCTTTCCCACATAAAATAGTTGCAAAGTATAAAAATAATGATATCAAACCGATGTTATTTCCTAACATCATATATGAAGTAGCAAAAAATTATAATAGTGCATATATTCTTTGTGAAGTAAATGATGTGGGTGATCAGGTAGCATCACTACTTCACTATGATCTTGAGTATCAGAATGTTTTGATGTGCTCTATGAGAGGTAGAGCAGGACAAGTCGTCGGACAAGGTTTCTCCGGTAAGAAAACTCAATTGGGAGTTAAGATGTCCAAAACTGTCAAAAAGGTTGGAGCACTCAATCTCAAGACAATGATTGAAGAGAATAAACTTCTTTTCAATGACTTGGATATTATATCAGAACTCACCACATTTATTTCAAAGAACAATTCATTTGAAGCAGAAGATGGTTGTCATGATGACTTAGCAATGTGTCTTGTCATCTATGCCTGGTTAGTTGCTCAGGATTATTTTAAAGAGCTAACCGATCAAGATATTAGAAAAAGACTTTACGAGGAGCAAAAAAATCAAATTGAACAAGACATGGCACCCTTTGGATTCATGGATGATGGACTTGGTGAAGATAGTTTCACCGATG